GACCATAACATATAATGGCAAAACTCTTTGGTTTCTCGATTGAGGATAACGAACCAAAATCACCCACTGCGGTTTCCCCCGTTCCTCCTAATAATGAGGACGGGGTTGACCATTACTTAAGCAGTGGGTTTTTTGGCAGCTATGTTGACATCGAAGGTGTTTACAGAACTGAGTTTGATCTGATTAAAAGATATCGTGAAATGGCACTTCATCCAGAAGTTGATAGTGCTATTGAAGATATTGTTAATGAAGCAATCGTTTCAGATACGAATGATTCTCCTGTTGAGATTGAACTTTCAAATCTGAACGCAAGCGATGGTATTAAGAAAAAGATTCGTGCAGAGTTTAAGCACATCTTAGATCTTTTGGATTTTGATAAAAAAGCACACGAAATTTACAGAAACTGGTATATTGACGGAAGATTATATTATCATAAAGTCATCGATCTTAAAAAACCAGAAGAAGGTATTAAAGAACTGAGATATATTGACGCAATGAAAATGCGTTATGTTCGCCAAAACATCAATAAAAGTGGTGAAGATAGGCAGAACAGACTTACAAATATTTCGGCACTTCAAAATCAAAATCCTTTGGAATATGCATTTCCAGAGATTGAAGAATATTTCATCTATACTCCAAAAACTAGCTATCCAGTTGGTAATCCAAGTGCAGCAAGTGATAGTAAAGGAATCAAAATGTCAAAAGATTCCATTGCATATTGCACATCTGGTTTAGTTGATAGAACTAAAGGAACAACACTTTCATACTTACATAAAGCAATCAAAGCAGTAAATCAACTGCGAATGATTGAAGATTCTCTTGTAATCTATCGTTTATCAAGAGCACCAGAACGTCGTATTTTCTATATTGACGTTGGTAATCTTCCAAAAGTAAAAGCAGAACAATATTTGCGTGACGTTATGATGCGTTATCGCAACAAGTTAGTCTATGATGCAAATACTGGAGAGATCCGTGATGACAAAAAATACATGGCAATGCTTGAAGATTTCTGGCTTCCAAGACGTGAAGGTGGAAGAGGAACAGAAATCTCAACTCTCCCTGGAGGACAAAACCTTGGAGAAATCACTGATATTGAGTATTTTAAAAAGAAACTCTTCCGTGCGCTTAATGTTCCCCCATCAAGAATGGATGGAGAAGGTGGGTTTAACTTGGGCAGATCTTCTGAGATCTTAAGAGATGAACTTAAGTTCACCAAGTTTGTTGGTCGCTTGAGAAAGAGATTCTCTAATATGTTTAATGACATGTTGAGAACTCAACTTCTTCTTAAAAATATTGTTACTCCTGAAGATTGGGAGATGATGAGTGAGCACATTCAATATGATTTCTTATATGATAATCATTTCTCTGAACTTAAAGATGCAGAGTTAATGACTGAGAGATTGAACCTTGTTTCAACTGCTGAACCATATGTTGGTAAGTATTTCTCTCAAGATTATGTAAGACGCAAGATCCTTCGTCAAACAGATGTTGAAATCATTGAACAAGATAAGTTGATCGAAGAAGAGATTGCTGCTGGTATCATCCCTGATCCAAATGCACCTGTTGATCCAGAAACTGGTGAACCAATGGATCAGTCTGGTGGACAACTTGGAGATGTTCCAGTTGAACCAGAAATTGATGGATCTGCTACTGAAGCACCTGAGGGTGGAGAAATCTGATAAATACTGCAGTATTACATAATCATAAAGATGGACACAAATGATCTTTTAGACATGATGATTACTGATGAGTCCCCATCTCAAATCAGTGATGCTATCAAAGACATGCTTTTTGCAAAGGCAGCAGAAAAAGTTGATGGTGCCAAACCATCTGTTGCGGTTTCGCATTTTGGATTTCCAGAAGTAGAAGCAGATACTGAACAAGAAGAGTCTTAATCTAATAAATAACTAATAATGATTTTTTAAGTATAATGGCAGCAAGAATCAGATTAATTCGTAATCCAGTGGTAGGAACTGGTTCCTCAGAGGTAACACTTGGTACTTCTGCGGGAACTGCAACATCTGTAAATGGTGCAACAGTTCTCCGATTAGTTAATGTTTCTGGTGCAACTAGAAAGATTACCGTTATGGACAAAGCTACTGGAGGAATCGGTATCGGATCTTTTAGTATGCCAGACGGTACTTCTGATTATGTTGAGAAGTTGGGAGCAGATATTATTTTTGCTGACGGCGCAGTTCTTGCAACTCAAGTAGGATTCACAAATTAAACTCATGAAACTAATCAGAGAAGAAATCGAAACAGTAGATTTTAT